TCTAATAGTGAGCGTGCGGGGATTCGAACCCCGGACAACTTGATTAAAAGTCAAGGGGGCAAAATGCTCTCAAACCGCATAAACTCAATTGTCTTTAATTTTGGTTGGAACGAAAATGGAACATTTCGTAACCAACGTTGATTATAATATCACATCATTTTCGACATTGCAAGCATTATTTTTAAATTTTTATGTAAGTTGCTGAACAATACCCTGTCTTACCGTTGATAGGGTATTTAACTTTATGCCACTTGCTACCTTTTTTAAGAATCCGTACCGTTGAGCCTTTAGGCATTGTGCAAACAATCTTAGATTTTGTACTAGCACTCTTTCTAAGGATAAGCGGGTCACTTTTTGTAACGACTTTTCCATATACTCCTGCTTTCTTTGTTTTTTTCGCTGTGGTGCCTGCAATGTCTGATTTAAATTTGTCCCATCCCTTGTTATTCTTTCCAATCCATGGGTCTGGACAGTCCTTGCCGTTAACATCCCAGTGTCGGATAACGTGATCTGCATCAATGTTATACTTTTTCATGTAGTATGTAACTAGCCACACTAAATCCTTGTACACATCTGCCGGTACACCACCTACGCAATTGCACATTTCAATGCTTAAGCTGTTTGCATTTGTAGCAACCTTGTATTTGCTACCTGCACCATTTTTTAAAGTATAACATCCACCTACTGCCCATGCTACTCTCTTAAGAGATACAGATTTATATACAACTCCACTACCATCAATAAAACAATGAGCAGAAGCGTGTCTGTTTGGTCCTTGAAAATATTTGCAGTTATTTAAGGCTGTATCTCCTTTGTTCCCTGTAAAATGCACAACGATATATTTAATATCACTTAGCTTTCTAGTTCCGCCGTAATTGGAACTATGAGCAAATTTGTTGATAAATTTCATTTTATTCCACCTCTTTGTGTGTATTTTCTGTTAAGTCAACAGGTCCTTGATAATCTGGGTCTACTGCCTGTCCTAATTCTTCATAAGACATTGCGTTGACACTATCCCCGATTCCCTTTGTTGTTGGGTCCACCAATACCCCGACAGCCACTAAGATATTAAGGATGATACCTACAAGCTGTGATACTTCATCCTGTGCGATTGGTGCTGTGATACCTAAGATTCCTAGAATCTGATAGATAAATGCAATTAAGGCAGAAGCCAATGCTACTAATGTTGCTTTATTTTTGAAACGTAATTTAAGATTCATAGTTTCTCCTTTCATTTATTAAGTGTTTGTGTTAATATGTGAATGGAGATTTTCTTCTTTCTTAATCTCCATTTGTAATTTATTTACACCTTGCTTCATGCAGGGTGTTTTTTTATTTATACGTTAAATAGTGATTTTTCAAGTTTACAGTATAAAACCTATGGCATTGATGGATTTGCTATTAAAAAAAATAGTCAGTTAGCAATGATTTATATATGGTATGGCAAAAGTTTGACAGGCGGTAATACAAATCAAACTTTATTAACATTGCCCAACGGTATTACATTTAACAATGAAGTTTTCGCTCCTTGTGAAATCATTGACGGAAGTTGGACTCCACGTGGAAATACTGGGTACATAACTATACATAACAATACAGTGGACATAAGATGCAAAGATACAACATCTTACGGTGTCGTAATAGCAAATGTGATTGTTCCTGCATCATACATTAATATTTCATAGTTCTATTAACTAAATAATGATTTTTCTTTCGATTTTACATTAGTTCCAAACGGCAACTTAAAAACCTATTTGAATGTCTTTAAAGTCAAAAATAAGCTTATTATAATTGGTGGCATTGACGTTCCGTTTCGATGGGAAAAAACATATTCTTTTTTGACAATAAACGGATTGACTGCCGTAAAATCTGAAAGCTGTATGTTAGTACATGTTCAAGCGAGTGGACAGGAAATCACATTGTTAAACATTCCTAAAGGTGGCAATCGAGATTTAATGCATACACTAATTAGTGATTTAACTTATAAAAAGATTGCGTCAAATATTCCAAGTTCAACAAAATATACAATTCCAAGTGAATATAAAATGGCAATTCTTGTTGCAACAATTAATTATCCTAATGCAATAAGTCCGCAATTCACGTTCATGTTTCCAAATTTAACAGAAACAAATCGTATATCTGATGGTTACTGGTATGACAACACTTATCACGCAAGCTTTATGGCATGCAACGATGGAAATGTTGTTTACTTTGCTTCAAATTGGCAAGTAGTGTCTCCAACAGGTACAGTTACTTATGATGTTTATGCAAGGTAAGTTAATTATCAAATACGATTCCACCTTGGTCTATATATACTCTAGGTGGAGCAATTACCGTATAATATCCCCATTGTGGGAGATTACAAATTTGTATAGACGTACCGCTTGCACGGCAATACACGTTACTAGATATAATGTTTGATGTGCCGTCAATTTGAACGTTTGAACCACTTACATTTACTGTAATTAGAGAGCATATTGGACTTCCATTCCCGTTTCCATAAAGAAGCAAAGCAAACTTATCACATGTTTTTTGAACTGTAGTATAGTTTTCTATTGATATATAGAAATCATTACCAGAACCACTTGTTTTTAGCACAATGTTCCTTGATCTATTTGTTAAATCACTATTTAACGTAGAAATATCTGATTGTATTTTACTTATACTATCTTCTATATTTCCAATCCCTAATTTAGTTTTTATCAGAGACACGATCGTTGACCACTTAACCTTACTGGCGGTACTCCCACCAGTAAGCATGTAATCATCATCTGATATTGTCTTTTTCTCTGTTAAATCCGATATATGTACTAAAGGTATATTGATTGCCATAACATCACTCCTTAATTCAACTTGTTTTCTCTGACGTAGCTTCTGATAGCATCAATGTGCTTTTTAAGTTCTTTATCTACTACCCAGAAATTTTCTTTTTTATTCTGTGACAATGGTTCTCCTGTGTTATCGTCAATCTCATTGTATGTGTATGATACTCTGTCTCCACCGTCAATATTTAATACCATAAAGCTACTCAACTGTTTCATTTAACATTTCCTCCTGTTCTTTAATCAAATCGTTGATTTCTTCCATATATTCTTTCTCATAGTCAATCACTTCTTCTTTTTCTGAGTTATCGAATTTTTCAAGTCGTTCAAATTCGTAATCTTTCTGAATTGCTTTGATTTCCCACGAGAACTTAAGATTTTCAGTACCTTTTACAACAAAGTAACTATCGGTCTTTTCTTCTACCCATATATCGCCTTGCCCCTCTTTCTGCAAGAATACTTGGTACTCAACACCTGTGTTTACTGTCTCTGAAAATATATCGTTAATGTCTATGTAACATTTTCCTGTATTATCAGTACATCCAGAACCTATATCCCCAAAATATGGGGTTGCTGTTTCATAACAATACTGCTTTCTTGTATCGTAATTTTCTGTATCTATGATTCTGTTTTTTGTTCCTGCAACAGACAAACTTCCGCCAATAGTAACTGGCTGATAAAAACTTGATTTTTCTTTTCCAAAATGAAATTTATAATTACTTACCGACCCAAGATAAAGTGATTCATCCGTCATATGCATTGTTATGTCTGTTTGTACTGTAATTGGTCCACTGCTGTTATTTTTTAATACAATCTCATCTGGGGACAAAATCGCACATGCACCAGTTCCATCCTTGTTTTCAGATAAATATATACCACCGAACACGTCTGGTGTTATACACACATATGATATTGGCTTTTCTCCCATGCCTGATATATAATGCGTTACGACTATCCCTTTCGTGTTTATGTCAACAATTTCATTGTCATTTGCATCATAAACGTGCATTTGTCCATTACCGTACGTGTTTGCTTTTCCACCAAGATTTAATGTTCCACCTCTAGCATAAGTAAAGTTGATATACAACTTACCGTCAGACCCACGATAAATACCTTGCCATGCTCCGTCGTTGGTCAGCAGATTGAATATATCTTCGTGAGTCAGTGCATCTACGTCAATGGCTACTGGAATTGTCTCAATATCCAACACCTGTGAAAATCCACCTGCGGCATACATCGTACACCTTAACGCTGTAAGATTTCTTGAGATACCGATACCACTTGAACCGCTTGCAGTAACACCGCTTGAACCACTTGCTAGCACAGAGTACAGTGCATGGGTAATGTCAGTTTCATCTGAGGATGAAGTATAAACGGTCGTGTATGTATCTCCGTCCGTTGTTTCCTCAATCTTGAATCGACACTTATAAGCTGTACGTGCTGTTGCTGTACCGTCACGGTAGTAACCAGATAATGTAATGTAGTTCGGCACAATCGTGTTGTCCGCAGACATTTTCACGATACTTGACGATGTTTCCATGAAGTACGTTCTTCCTGCACTTCCTTGCGGACCAGTTGCTCCCGTATTCCCTTTTTCTCCCTGTGGTCCTGTTGCCCCTGTCTCTCCCTTGATTCTTGCCCAAGTGTAAGAACCAACCGTTGTAGGGTCTGCTTGGTTATAGTCGGTGCAAGTTCCGATATATGTTCCAACGTCCTCTCCCGAATTAGAAGTGAACGTCTTACCGCCATCGTTACTATACTTAACATGGAAATATGGTGTTTTACCGTCCGCACCTGCCTTACCTGCCGTTCCATTCGTTCCGTCATTGACAGTCTGTGTATGTGTTCCATTTTTATCTGTAATTGTGATGGTTGTTACTGTACCGCTTTTTGAAATTGATACTGTCGGAGATACACCGTCATTTCCTTTAGCTCCCTGCGGTCCAGTCGCTCCAACTTGTCCATTAAGAACTATTCCAGATGCAGTATAATATGCGGTAATACTTTTTGTAGCATCACTTCCTTTTGCAATAATTTCATATGCATTGCCCTTTTCTAATCCTTTCATACCGATAAAAAGATGAGTAACACGAGAACTTCCCCAAGTGTCGGTCATTGCAGAACCACATTCTATTAATGTGTTTCTGGCGGTTCGGGTTAATCCGCTTGCATCCGCAGTAAACAAACATATTATTTTTCCAGATGCTACTGCACTCAATGGGCTGTCTAATGCACTTGCTGTCGTATATGTATCATAACTTTTTATACTTTCTATAGCACCACTGGATGGATTGATAACTACTAATGTATGTCCTCTAGTTGGCATAAAATCATATTTAATTCCATTTATAAGAACATATGATGCATTTTTACTAATTCCTTGAACCGTATCATAATTAGTACCAGATACAGTAATATACGTTGCATTTTTACCGTCAGTTCCGTCTTTACCTGCAACACCCTGTTCTCCTTTATCCCCTTTAGCTCCTTGAATACCCTGTTCGCCTTTAATCTTCGCCCAAGTATAAGAAGCTACTGTCGTTGGATCGTTTAGGTTGTAATCTGTGCAAGTACCAATGTAATCTCCTACCGTTTCGCCAGAATTGGAAGTAAAGGTTTTTCCACCGTCATTTGAGTATTTGATGTGAAGATAAGATGTTTTTCCATCAATACCGTTAGTACCTGCGATACCCTGTGTACCTTTTTCTCCCTGCAATCCTTGGAATCTTGCCCATGTATATTTAGATGGGTCGCTTGAGTCGGCTTCTGTAAAGTCCACGTATGTTCCAATATAGGTAGATGTGGTTTCAGTCATTTGAGAAGCTGTTGTGGGTTTTGCCACAGAACTATACTTAATGTGAAAATATGTTGTATCTCCACTAGCACCCTTAGGTCCTTGGATTCCTTGTTCTCCTTTTGGGCCTTGAATACCTTGTAGACCCTGTGGTCCTTGGTCGCCTTTTTCGCCCTTTTCTCCTTGCGGACCTTGGATTCCCTGTTCGCCCTGTGGCCCTTGAGGTCCAGTGGCACCCTTTTCCCCTTGCGGTCCAGTAGCACCAGTTTCTCCCTTTGCACCCTGTTCTCCTTTAGCTCCCATCTTACCGATGGAATATGTTGTGCTTGTGGTTTTATCAGAGTAAGTATATATGGTCCTCGTCCACAGATATTGATTTTCTGCAACGTTTGGCGGTGTTTTGCTCCATGTTCCTGTTGGTGCTACCGTTCCGCTGTTGGATGCTTGATAAGTCGTTTCAGAACTTGTGATACTTCTACCGCTTGCTCCAGTTTCTCCCTTATCTCCTTTTGCACCTGTCTCTCCAGGGATACCGCCTTTTAATTTAGCAATGTCAAATCTTTTCGTAACAGAATATGTATTTAGGTAATTTGCTGTAATATCCACCCATCCCACGTCTGTTGTTAATGCTGTCACAGTGTATGTGTGAGTTGAATTGTTCCAAGAACCTACGACACCGCTTGACTTCTGCACATTATAAGTACAGTCGTTAGATATGTCGGTATGACCGTACAAAACCTGTGCTGTCGTGCGGCACTCTGGAAACGTTGTGTACTCTCCCTTATAATCTGTCGTGATTGCTTGATAATCGTTGTCCAGATTGATAATCATTGCACGAGATTTTCTGGCTTCTTCCAGTGCCTTATTGGCTGTCTCATCGTCCGTGTACTTGTTAAGCTTCTGCCAGTCGGTTTCCACATAGCTTGCACCCTCTCCCCTTGCTACCACGCAAGTAAGGATGTCTCCGTTCTGTCCTTGATTCCACATATCTCCTGTGTCATAAGGTGGTGTAGGCTGTGTTAGGAATACACGGCACTTACTGTTAGCTGTAGACTGTGCAAAAGATGCTGTCTGCAATGCTTTTGTGACGTCCGTATCTTGTACTAACTGCCACTTCCATGTATCGCCGTCTTTGAAAAATCTGTAAGCATAACCTTTAGATTTCCAGTAAAACAAATCTCCCTCATGCTTCTTTTTATCATCTTCTGTTGTCCAGTCAGAAGCAGGGATGTTTTTTAGAGTTGGCTCATAGTCGTAGTAGAACGTCTCGATCTGTCCGTCAATCTGGTTCTGTAGATCAGCTACACTTTTTGTAACTGTTTCTGCAAAGTCTGATACTTTACCGTCTGCATAGTTCTTAGATTCTTTCACTGCATCACTGATCGCATCGGGTGCTGATTTACCACCGATTGTGACGTTATCCCCAGAAATCTTTACAGTACCAGTCTCCATGTCTGCATAGAAGATGATATTTCCAGATTTATCTTTGACAGTTAATGCACCAGTGTTGATATAATCTGCATTAATACCCTCTGTATAAAGCAATCTTGCTACCATTTCCCCAGTGATCGTAAATCCGTAAGGATATGTCTTACCACCATCAATAGAGAATCCGATAACTTCCGATGTCAATTTAATAACATTCTTTGATTCTACTAATGTTGGTTTGTCATGCAAGTAATATATAGTCGAACCATCTAACAGTATTTCCTGCGTTGCATACATTCCATTACTGTTTTTTAATGCTTCTTGCATCTTATCTAAAGCATTTTGACGGTTATTTCTTTCCTGCTCAACTAACTGTTTACCTTGTATGATCGCTTTTTGATTACTTGATGTGTAGTTGCTCTGGTTACGCAATGGAGATTCTGCACTATTCTTTAATGTTGTATATCCGAAGAATACAAAGTTTACATCTGTTAATACTGAATAGAAGCTATTTTCTCTCCAATCTGTAACTTTAATCTTATCCATAAACTCTGCTATTGGATAAGATATATAGTCCATCGTAAAAGCTCTAAAAGTCACATTTTCAAACTTTTCATAAATCCACGAAATAAGTGTCTCTTCATGCCCTGTTACAAGTGGGTTCTCTACAGATAAAACATAACCATCTTTACCAACTTGTACCGTTTTTTCTGTGTCACTTGTATTGCCATCATCGGTTGTAGTAACCTTTTGTGTCGTTCGAACGCCTGTTACCTGCACATCGTTCGTATCACTTGTCAGATTATTGTAATCAACCAATTTATGAATATTCTCATTATCATAATCAAAATCATAGGTCATTATCTGCAATCGCCCTGTGCGGTCAATTCTTGCATTTCCGCAGGCAATCATTGCAATAAATCCTATAATCTGTCTGTGCGTGTACTCGCTAGATGGCATGGTTGGTATTTGGAAATCGTTATGTAAAAAGTTACTGTCTCCAATCAAGATACCACAGGTATCACAACTATCTATCAATACACTCTTTGCTGTCGCAGGAAACGTCAATGCTGTGCTGTATGCCTTATCTGCTTTATACATATCATCGTATCCAACAATTGTTACAACACTTCCATAGGTTTCTGGTTGAGTGACAGTAAATGTACCGTATTCAATTTTTTCTGTTGTCTCTGATAATTCAAATGTTAGATACAGTCTGATTTTTGCTCCGAAGAAGTCATAATTGGATAAGTGATCATCGTCATTCATGATTTCTAACTGTACATTACGGCTGAGTGCAACACCTAAAGGAATGGTGTTAGCACCTGCCGCATCGACCAGACTATTATTATCTATTGAAAAATCATCTTCTCCTAATGGCAGTACAGTTCCATTCGCAAGCGTTACTTCTGCATTGCATTTAAAATCTTGTCGTTCTGTCATTAGCTGTTTAAATTCATCACTTACATTTATCATATCGGGTTAACCCCCTGCATATTGAAAGATATACTTGATACTTTTTCATGGTTATTTTTAAGTGTTTTTATCTTAATGTCCGATACCTGTCCGACATAAAACTTTGCTGTTCTCCACTCTCCGTAAAATACAGAAAAATAATGTAAATCAAAAGATTTACCACGTGCCACCATTTCTAATATTTCCGTAACCTTAGACATTGGCACATCCGATGCACTGTATGTAAATCGCTCTACTGTGAACATCGGGGTAAACTTTCCTTTACCAGACTGTGCCCTCGTGCTACCTTGCGTATAGGTAGTTTCAAAAGCTACGGCTGTGTCTGAATCTGGTTGCCAGACTTTTTTATTATTGATTTTTATATAATCCTGTGCCATTTTTTACTCCTTTCTACGCAAGGCTGAATGGATTTCTACCATTACTCATTTGTCTTAGTTTTGCTTCTTCGATAAATTCATCAAACAACGTCCTGCGGTTAATCTGTGCTGTGAAATGATAATCCCCACCATTGTTACCGCTGTTGTCTGATTCTAAGGACTTCGTAACAGATAATAGCTGTTCAAGTAAATTAAGTACGTCATTATTGTTACTGTTTGTGCTGTTCTGCTTTTGTGCGATCACTGCGGATGCTTTCGCAGGTATTATCTTACCTGTAGCAATCTCTGGTGTTCTGAACGGTACATTTGCCAACTGTTCAGACTGATTCATAAGGGTTTTGAGTGTATCTGGAAAAGCTTTTTCCAAACCTACTGTAATACCGGCAGGAATCATCTTACCTACCGTATCTCTCATAAGTCTTGATGGAGAATGGATTCCAAAGAAATCTTTCACACCCTCCCACGCCTTTTGTGCAAGACCTGTCATTTTATCAACCAAAATCCATGCAAAATCTCCAACACCTTTTGCAATACCTTTTACAATGTTCTTTCCAACACTTAACCAGTCCACTTTTGTAAACTTATCTTTCATTTTCACTACTGCATCTTTTGCTTTAGTAGCTAAACTACTAGGTAATCCCTTAATTCCATTGACTGCATATGTAATAATTTTCCCTGCGGCTGTCTTTACTGTTGATAATTTACCAGTGATACCACTTCCAACATTTTTTACACCATTAGTACCTATTTCTTTTAATTTGCTAGGCAAATTTTTGATACCATTTACAAGGCTACTATATACGTTTTTTATTGCATTGACTGCATTAGATTTTGCACCCATGATACCGTTCTTAAGACCAGTAATCAAGCTTTTTCCTAAGGACAGCCAGTTGTAAGCTGTAAATACACTGACGATTGCCTGCACAATCTTTGGTACATTTGCAATCAATGTTGGTATAGACTGTATAAGACCTTTTAGCAGGATTACAATAAGCTGTACTCCTGCGACTAATATCTTAGGGGCATTATCGTTAATGACTCCTGCAATATTAATAACGATCTGTGGAACATTTTTGATGATATCTGGCATGGAATTAGCTATACCTTTAGCAAGATTTAACATAAGATGGAGACCAGAATCTACTAATTTTCCTGCATTGCTTCTTAAGTTTGCAGTAAAATTGGTTAGTGCTGATAATCCTTTACTGATAAACTGCTGTGTACCATTTGTGATACCTTTTGCTAAATTATCCATAAATGACGTTCCAAGACTAGTTAAGGCATTAAGTGCTTTACCTGCAACAGATATTGCTTTTACTAAGATTCCTACCCAATCAATTCCAGTCAATAACTGTGCTAATTTAGTGCCTAGCAATGACCAGTTTGTAGTATCTAAGGCATTTTCCAGTGTTGTAAGTATTCCGATTGCCAGACCAGAAAGTCCAAGACTAATAGAATTAACGTCTATCTGCTCTATCGCACCATTTAACCCGTGTCCAATAGATTTACCGATTGTATCCCATTTAAGGGTATTTACTGCTCCTGCAAGCATCTGAAAAGGTATATTGATACGGTTTGCAAACAACCGCCCTACGTTGGACCAATCAACCTCGTTAAACATTCCATTGATGCCAATACCAATTTTTGCCCCTAAGTTCTTCCAGTCAATTCCCTCAATCAGAAGATTAAGAGTGTTAACAATTGTATTAATACCTGCACCTACAGTACGTCCCATCAAATCCCAATCTATGTGATCTACAAGACTATTGAACGTCCGTGTAAATGCATTTACAAAATAAGTTATCTTTGGACCTACATTATTCCAGTTGATCGCATCATAAATCTTTTGTAGACCTTTGTTGATACCACTAGCAATATAAGCTCCAAGTCCCTCCCAATCCTCTTTCTTTATGAGGTCCTTAATCTTCTTAGCAATGTCTGCAATGGAAGATTCAATAGGAACTTTCTCAAACATATCTCCAATGGATGGACCAGTGTAACCACCGCCACCACCTCCACCGCCTGCGGATGGGGTAGAAGAACTAGGGGTGTCGTTATCTTTCTCTTTCTGGTACTGTCGGACTTCATCAAGTCCAGAAAGATAAGTCTGTATCTCTTTATTTGCTTTTTTCGTGGCTTTTGCGTTATTCTTTGTGGCTTTTGCCGCCTTATTAGCACCACTGGATGTTTTATTCAATGATGCCGCATAATCTTCTTGTACGGCTTTCGCTCTTGTAAAAGATTTCTGTCCTGTCAGTGCAGCTATAAACATTCCTACATACGTGATCGCTTTCGATAACATATTCATGAATGCCGTTAATATAGGTGCAACTACGGACAAAATCGGTGCAAATGCTGTTGCCAAACTGTTTTGTAACTGAGTTAATGCTGACATCATGGAAGATATCGAAGCATTAGTAGCTGACGAATACTGTGCAAGGTTATTGATGCCTGTCATGATTCCACTGTTAACTTTAGAAATCATTCCAAAAACGGTAGAATATAATACACTCATACCGATCATTCGGCCAATAGAAAAGCTTGCATTATTAGCACTGTTTGTAGTGCTTGTGAATTTCTGTACCAGTCCACCAAGACGTTTTCCAAGTCCAGATACGACTCCACCCATCCTACTAAAGATAGATGAAATACCGCCTGTCTTTGTCTTAGCACTGTCCACAGACTGACTGACATTCTTAAATGATGAACCAAGCCTACTATTTGTATTAACAAGTCCTTTTTCTTTTGCATCTGTCTGTGTTATTTCTTTGTTTAAGGCATCCAAAGCTTTTTGACTTGCACTAGATGCCGTGGCAGAATATGCACCTGTCATAGGGGCTGTCTTGATCGCAGGTGTTTGTACTGTTCCACCACCGCTTTCTAACTGACGTTTCTTAGCAATCAGTGAATCGTACTGCCTGCCTAACTTCTCTGCCGCACTCTCCAATGCCATAAAGGCAGGAGAACTTGTAACACTTTGATTTCTTGCAAACAACTCTTGCTGAGTCTGTGCCACTTGATTAAACTGTGCTTCTACCTGCTGTAGTGTCTGTTCAAGAATCTGATAAGCTGTAGTGTTGATAGGGCTGTCACTTATCTTTTGTTGTGCCTGTACTGTCTGCTCCAAGCTGTTATTTAACAGTTCTACCTTTGTTTCTGTGCCTGTGATCTCTGCATTAAGTTTAGCTAATGCGTTAGCACTTTCCTCACTTGCCAGACCTGTTCCACCTGTCAGCTTTCCAGTCTTAGGCAGTCCAGTGTTTCCTGTTGTAGATGTTTCCAACTGCTTCTTTTTTGCAATCAACTGTTCATATCGCTGATCTAATTTAGAAGCGGCACTCTCCATTGCTTGAAATGCAGGGGAAGAAGTAGCACTCTGATTTCTGTTAAATATATCCATCTGTGCTTTTTCTAACTCTGCAAGCTTCTGTCCTGTACTTTCTATAGCTTTATCTAACGTATCTAGTGCATTAGATTTAATATCTATGCTTTCTAGCTTCTTTTCTGCCTGTGCGGTCTTTTCCAGTTCCTCAGCCACAGTCTTTGCTTTTTCTTCGACAACATCCATACCTTTTATATCTGGTGCTTTTATACCGCCACTTATGGCTTTTTCCATTGATTTCCCAATGGTTTTCACTTGATTGGATAAACGTTTTAAAAGGGATGCGATTTCTTTCACACTTGCTTTTGCTTCGGTTGTATCAATTTCTGTTTTGATATAAATACTTCCATCAGCTTTTTGTGTAGCCATTTAATCACACCCCTTTCTGTCCATTAAGAAGTGCATTAAGTCTGTCTCTTTCTGCTTGTTCTTCTTCGGTGTATTTAACGTCTAAATCAATAAGATTCTTATTCTCTTTGTAGAAATCACGTTCCCAGTCATCAAGTTTCTTTCCTTTCGCTCTCTTTATGCGAACATTAAGAATCTGTGAAAACAAGGATTCTCCGATTTCCATATAAGCTCCCAAAAAAGTCCACCAATGAAGATATTGCATGGCTCTGATTTCTCTTCCTAAGACCCTATTAACCGATGGAATAATAACCGCACCGTCCTGTTCCCAGTCCATTGTGTGCGGTTTTTTCTTCCCATCGTCTTTTATACCCATGTCAATAAATTCGATGGCTTTTTCTATTGCTTCTTCATAGTCATGCGGTGGCATTTCGTCAAAATCAATGTATAAAATGGTAAGAGCAACAATCCACTTTTCATCGTTCTCAAACTCTGGATCATTAAAAGTCTTTAATATATCCAAAATTGCTCGAAAATCTGTACGAATATCGTACTTAATGCCACCAACTACTATGGATGTTGGAAGTTCCCAGACTTCCATTTATTTGTGATATTTAGAAGTTGCTCTTTTGATCTTCGCCTGTTTCTTCTTAATTCGCTGATCTGTTACCTGCTCAATAACGTCCGCAATCTCAACGATGATATTCTCAATAAAGAAATCTCCACTTTCTGTTAATGTCAGCGGATTGCAGATAGAAAAAACAGATTTAGAAGCTTTAGAGTTGAGTAAGTAATCAATCTGTTCTTCTAATCTGTCGGATAATTCCAGAATGTCTTTTTCTGTTGCATCTTCTGGTACTTCCATCTTTTCAAGATTTGCAACTACCTCTTCATATCTTCTAATGATATTTAAATCAACTGGGTTGAATAAGAATCTTCCGATTTCCTCATCATTTTCATTCGTTAAAATTACATTTAATGCCCCAGTTTTGACTTTTCGTCTAAGTTCTTCCATATCCTGCACTCCTTGTTATGATAAAACTGCTTTGCTGTTGTCTTTTAAGTCCTGTGTAGCACTTTCTGAAAATGTTCCAGATGTTAAGTTGTAAGTACCTTTTCTGCGGTTTCCTGCGTAGTTAACTGTAAATGGAATCTGGTAACCACTTGTGTCTCCACCGTAGGATGTTGGAACAATATAACAATCTTCTGCGTATGCTTCATAAGCTCCGCTTGATGCTTCTTTCCATAGGTGTACTTCTACTGCGGTAGTTTTCAGATTATCGTCTTTGTAACGATTATCAATGATCTCCTGCAACTTCTGGCTTAATGTGCTGTCAGCTTCTGCATAATAAGGGTCGGCTTCTGAGGAAACCTCATATCCGTTGTGTTTGAATGTAGATTCTCCGATAATATTTTTACTTGTTTCTGTATCTGGATTAAGTTCGACATTGTACTCTTCTAAGTCTTTTCCAAGACGTTCATAGGATGGTGTTTCACCACCGCACAAAGAGCCTGCATCTAAGAAATGAGCCATATACTTACGGTCAATTTTACCTGTTGTAACTGCCATTATGATTCTCCTTTATCTTTTCAAGGTCAGTGATCTACATCCTGTCGTAGACCAGTTAATAGTTAATTTATCTATCAAAGTCGTTTTGATATCGGGCAGAAATATTGATAGCCCAATTCTCAGACTTGTTTTCGTTTATACTGTCCAAATATGCAGGTGTCTGTCTGTCAATCGTTAAAAACTTTCGATTGCCTGTCAGCACTGGATATTCTTCTAGTTTATATGTGTTATTTTTAATTGTGATTGTTTGCTTTTCCAACCATTTACCAAGGTTATCCAACCACTCTTTCGTGTATGCCTTACGTTTTGCATCAGCACCGCTTATACGGTAGATCACACAAAATGGATACAAACAAACCTGTGTGACGTGACCAGTGATACTTTCTTTCTCACTCTCGATCACTGCCCCATTCACAGGGAACATTGCCTTGCCGCCTGCATCATCCAATATTGAAAAAGTGATCTCTTCTCCCTCTCGAATGTTCGGATACTGATTTATCAAGTCAGTTAGAGCTGTTGTTAGTACGTCAAAGCCGTCAAGATCGTATTTGATTACCTTTTGTTCTTCTGCCATTAACTTCCTCCTGCCTGCTTCTTAACATGAGTAATCCATGCTTTACCGTGATTCTTCTTTGCTGTTTCAAACCATTTTGGAGTTGCTTTTGGATTCTGGTAGCTTAAGTCAACTTTTGCGTTGGTATGCCCTGCAAATTCGGTAACTAATACTTTCTTAGCACCTTTTCTCGCCCACGGAGAGCCTGTTAATTCGTCAACCATACCTTTACCGTAGTATAAGAAACGTCCCATCGGTCCAGTACCTGCACATACCATTCCAGTACCTGCAAGTGAAGCACTTTTTGCCCTTGTCACATTTATAAACGTACCTGTTTCGTGTGGCATATAAGGGACCATATCGGTCATAACTTGACTATCTAACCAATATTGAGCACTTTGTATTTGTTCATCGAATCTCGCCAGACTGATATTAGCTCTCATGTTCTGTGTATTCACATTAACATTTCCTAATTTCTTCTTAGCCATATATAACCACCTACTTAGCCATTACCTCAAAGTGCGGGATTATGTCGTAAAAGGCACTTCCAGTTATTGCAAAGACATAATCATACTTAAGTTTCATTTCTTCATAAAATCCGTCAATATAATCATCCTCTGCAATCGGTTCTTCATTCTCCCATTCGCCAACGATAAAGAAATCAAAACTATTCGCCTTAGAACTAAACGTAAGTGTCTGTGACAGCTTATCATTCGTCTGTTTAAGCCATTCTTTAGGAGGTAGCCATAATTTACTCCCTACCATCTTTTGACCGCTTTTTAGGCTATACTGCACGTTTAATACAGCATTGTCCTGTGAGTCAGAACCGTACTTTGCAACGATGCTTGCTTTATCCATGTTTAGGTTCGTATTATGCAAAATAGAGGGATACCATGTATCTCCTAATTTACTTTCATACCTATTAAAAAGTGTGATTGTATCGTTATACATCGTATCCCTCCGTTTTTTTATCTTGGATATATTCCCATGTACAGCAAGTTAACTCCGTTAGCATCAGTGATGCCAGACAGATAATCTCTTATCTTATCATCGTATAGTTGCTTCTGTGCTTCTTTGTCTGCCAGACACTTATCTATCAATGTAGCCGTACCTGTGTTACTGGAAGTCACATAGCTTATACTCTCGTTTCCTGCACTCTTAGATGCTACCTGCTTACTCATCACAGTTCCATCTTCTAATGTGATATAACCCTGTGATGTTTCAGCCCTTGCTTCTGCTTGTTCAATCTTATAAGTGATCGTCAGAAGCTCACAAACACATCTTTTAACTGCTTCTGCATCATCTTCATCTGTTGGAAAAGCAATCTTAAGTTTCTTCACATTGTCAACACCAGTCGTGGCATTATCTATCTTCTTGCAAGAATCCCAGACCAGACGATTAAAGTCTGCTTCTGGGATTGCTTTCTCTCCAAAAAGGGTTTTGTAATATTCATAGTCAATGTACGCCATGAAATCACACTCCTTTTTATCCGTTGGATTTAATAACACCCATGCGGATATTCTTCTGGTTAAATGCTAAAGACCAGTTTCCTTTAGTTCCTAACTCTGCATTTGTAGGAGACTCTTTTGCAATCTTGTTAGCATTAATAGAAAATCCGTTAGGATGTAATACATAACCCTGTTTTGTATACAGCTTTTCAATACCGGCAGATGTTTCTGGGTCGTAGTCTGTATAATAAGGATTTTCATAGTTTGTCTTATCACAAGTCAATACTGAACCTGTACCAAGCATATAAGTTTTGTATACTGGGTTTGTTCCTGTTGTATCAACTGTAAATCTGTCTGTTACCAGTGGGATAAATCCACCGATTGTAGGAAGATTTACTTCTCTTTCTACTGCGTTAGCAATAGTATATTTGTTGTAGTCAACAAGTCCCATTGCTTTGTATTTTGCGTAGATGTAAGAGTTTAATACAAGTAATCCCATCTTGTCAGCGGAATCTCCTAAAGCTTTCTGCTGTGCGAAGATAAGTGTCGTATCGTCAATTTTGTTTGCATCTCCAACAGTGCCCTCGCCAGTTAAAGATAAGTCTGTAATATGGTTTTCCATACCAGACAGACTTAAAACTGCATCAACTGTAGTCATTAAGTCACGTGTTCTTACCTGCTTATAAAATCCTGCAACAGAGTTTGCAACATGAGTCATAGGGTCTGCACCTGTTAACTCTTTTGTAAAGTCTTTTGCTTTCCAAGCTTTCATTCTCTGAATTAACATACAAGTCTGTTTCTTTCCTGTGATTTCAACAGGTGTATTGTTTGTTTCTCCATCGTTGTTCAAAGCCTGTGAGTCTTGTTCATCAATCGGTGTATAAAAAGGAATTGTTGCAACGTTTCCTTTTTCTCCGATTAAGTCCATGATTGTATTGTCCTGTGCTAACACACCAGATGCAATAATCGCATCATTCCATGTTGGGTTTTCTGACATAAACTCAGCGAAAACCTCTGGGTCAAAATCAAAACCACCAAATGATCCTGTTCTTGGCATAAAAAAAGTCCTTTCTACCCCTAAATAAGAATAGATAAGGACTTTTCTTTGTCCCATCTACCTACAACTATTAAGGGATTTTTAGGTTAGCGGCTCACTTCCATATTGTGAGTCGGTATTATCTATCTGTCATTTAATAAGGTTGCATAGTAGTCTGGGTCCTCTGCCTTAAGCTTCATTCTGTCGTCTAAAGACATTTCCCTTAACTTCTGTGTTCCCTTTTTCTGCTCTCCGCTGTTGAACTTAGTTGTAAAGCTTGGGATTTTAACATCTGGTACTTTCTTTTCATCAACCAAGATGTTCTCAATTGGTTTCCCATCTTTAGTAGTAAGTTCTTTAAATACATCTTCTGCATTTTTCCCATTCTCTTCTTCTAACTTCTGAATCATCTGGGAACGGATAGAGTCTTCTGTGATTGCATTTACAAATTTTTTATCAGATAAGAAATCTTTTACCTTGTCTCTTAACTCTGTCTGCTTAGCTTCTTTTGCTCTTGCTTCTTTTTCGTCTGCAAGCTCCTGTGTTAATGTTGTAATCTTAGCCTTAAGACCGTCAACATCTTCTTTCTCTAATTCGGCTAATCTGGTCTGTACATCGTCTAAAGATGTTTTGTATTCATCTTTTTTCTCTACCTGTTTATTGTAGTCAGCTACAGTCTTGTAATTTTCGGCATGTCTTTTTTTAAGCTCTGCCTTTTTCTCTTCTGGGATTTCGATTCCTAATTCTGCTAAAATCTGTTCGTAATTCTGCATTGTATATCCTCCTACATTGTTTGTATACCGCTATGTCTGCGGTAATGGATTAAGACTTATATACCTAAGTCAAGGTAAAAGAAATGTGGGGACTTGAACCCCACTCGAGCCTCGAACTCTTTTCCTGTTGTCGTGTAACCAAAAACGCTTAAAAAACTCTGTACTTACAAGGAGGCTGTGGCAAATCTGCATAATTCCTACATATTTATTGTAAACCCTAAAATATGCCGTTTCAATACCCTCTTTTTTTACATTTCCGCAAGTTTCTTTATCTGTCGCTGTATCTCTTTTCTCTCGTCCATAAAGTCAGAATCAATAACCATAGAAGAAAGCATATCATACACTTCCACCATCAATCTACCGACCGATTCCATAAGCTTATCACGGTGTCCTTGATCTCCGTTTTCTTTGTATGCCATTTTAGAATTTAAGTAATTTTCATACAATGCATCTATATTTTTATCATACTTGCCATTGCTGTACTTCTTAATAAGATTCTCTCCTACATCCATGACGGTTTCCGCTATGTCTCCATGCTCCATCTTTTCCAGATTGCATAATGTTGTTGTAATCTTATACATTGCATCAAGATTAGATGTTGTGAGCTGTTTTAATGCTGAGTTTTTTTCTCTTTCTAGCTGTTCTTCCAGAACATGTTTGATTTCACTCATAATTTGACCCCCTTAAGCTTCTTTTTGTATTTCTCATGTATGCAGTCCTGTGTCTCTGTAATATACACCATGTCGTATCCTACAGAGATTAGATCAGTAACCATCTTTTCAACCGTTTCTAGCTCTTTAGATACGTCTTTTACCAGACATTCTACAAATAGTGCATCCGATACGTTTCCGTTCGTTCTAAGTTGCTGTGCGTACTTCTCATAGGCTTCTTTTGTCTCTTTCTCCCAGTTGTGATACTCTATAAAGCCATCCTCTACGGCTTTCTGCTTTGTAGATTTTCCGATACTTAGTTTACTGGCTGTATACCAAGAGTCGGGAATCACTTTTATAGTACCGCTAAAAGAATCTTTTAAAAGCTTGCCGTGATGATCTACAAAATACCTGCATATTTCACGTCTCTCCAAGCTTTCTGTAAGAAACTGGTATTCATGTAATCTTTTGTAACCTTTCAAACCTAAGAAGTTGAAATAGTCTGCCATTTGACCGTGTATCATCATAGCCGCTACATATCTTTTGTTGATCTCGTCAAAGATATCTTCTGTTTTTGTTACTTCAAGATTGTTTGTAAATTCAATCATGATCGCACCTCCTTAAGAGATACGCTTTATAATAATATTCGCATCTTTTACTATTGCCGCTGCTGTTCCTACATTTCCGATGCTTACGATTAAGCTACCGCCAGATGGTACAGTTACAACCGTTGTTGCTCCCACGTTCTGAAATGTGTTCGCTGTAACTACTGTATAGTCCATTTCTGTTCCACCAATAGCTTCTCCGTTAAGCTCTACAGCAAGTGCCGTTGCTCCTGTTGCATTAGCGGATACATTTCCGTTAAATTCTACCTCTACAGTCATAGGACAGTTTGATCTATTCGTTAACGTAAACAGACCAGACCCCTCTACATGATTCAGCCACCCATAATTACAAGTACAACGTCTGCTACTATATCGTGTATTCGCAAATAGTACGTTTGCACCACTGTTTACATCCTGCTGTGCTACATTTACCGCATTTAACATAATTTTCCCTCCTAAACAAAAATAGGATGCCGAACCCGACACCCTATCGTCAATATATTGCTAGTCTACTTAGTAGATATGGATTCTTCCAACAAGCTTGATTTATTTACACATTTACACTTCCGCAGTTGCAACCACCGTATGCATACCCATTATAGGATACATAAGGACTTGCTGTAATGTATGCAGGTGTTGGGAATGGTCTAACAGCATCCACAATGTTCTTAGTCTGTGATACCTGCGAAATCTGGAAGTTAGATAACTGTAAGTCTCTATCTCTGTCCGCAAGTTTATCTCTAAGATTCTGGATTGTGTTGTCCTGCATCAACTGGCGTGTAGCCTGTCCGTCTGCGAGGATTGTTTCCTTAATATCACAGCAACACTGTGCCATCTGTGCCTGCATATTCTGGGCCATTAAAGCCGCATCATAGCGGTTCTGTAACACTTCTTTCTGTGTTTCACAGCAACAAGCCTGCTGTTGTGCCTGCATCTGCTGTAATCCTAACTGTGTTGTGTATCTGCTTTCTAATACGTCTCTCTGTGTCTGACAAGCTGTATTAGATACGTTCTGGTTTGTATTGAAAATATCTCTCTTAACAAACTCATCGGATAAGAAAGCATTTTCGCCTGCGGTCGTTGCGGTATCGTTATTTCTTCCCCATCCGTTACCACAGAAAAGGAAAGCAATTAAGATAATCCAAATCCACCAACCACCGTTGCCGAAGCCGTTATCATATCCGTCATTTTTTGTCACTGCTGCTACATCTGCCGCAGTGAGTCCCATTGCTTCATTCATTGTTGTTGTCCTCCATAAATTTATTTACCAAGCTGTGCACCGCTTAATATCTATTTGTTCACTTTGTCCACAATATCCTGTGGATTCATGCCCTGCTGTTGGCATAGGCTATTAAACACTTCTTGTGGGTTCTTTCCCTTGCACATTTCCATTGCCTGCTTGATCGCAGGGTTTGTCTGTGCCATGCTCTCAACCATAGACTGCGGATTGTTAGACCCTCTTACCATGCCCATTACCTGCTGTACCATCTGCATAGGATTGTTGTTTCCCATCATACCGCCTATCATGTTCATTAAAGGATTACTCATTGCTTAACTCTCCTTTCTCTGGTTGCTCTCCTAGCTTTGCTAGAAGCTCTTCAAACTCTGTTCTTGTAACATATCTATTATCATAGTTTACATTCTGTTTTTGGACTGTCTGCGTGGCTTCTGGTGGTATCTCTTCAAACCTAAACACCTTAAAAGTTGCACTGCCCATTCCATCTACACTCTTTACATAAAAGAAAGGTGCATTGTTATCCATCATCCATGCCGTAGCCCCCGGCTGTACAATCTGGTTCTTTGCTCCCTCTATACCTGCGACTTGTATCCAGTTAACATTCTGCGTTGGTACTTGATTTACTGGTTCTGGCATTGGTTTATTGTACTGCTGTTGCATCTGTTGTAACTGATTTAGCCTATCCTGCAATTGCATCGTGTCTTGATACATCGGTGCATAAGGATTATAGTTATATCCGTTCACTTTTCCACCTCCCTTTTATGTGTAAATTATCGCATTAAAAAAGAGACTCTAACAGGTCGTTAAAGTCTCACAAAAGTATCAGTATTAAATTAAAAAATTAGCACCATGATAGGGGTCATGGTGCTTGAACAATAAGGATAAGATTGAGGAACACCAATTGATGAAAAAAGGTGTCGTGTTGAAAAATGAAATTTAAACCAAAAAATTGAGGAAATTCAAAAATGATTTCTCATGCTCACTGTTGTGAGCAAATGGAAGCAACAGGACTCGAACCTGTGACAGGTCGGTTATGAGCCGACTACTCTGACCAACTGAGTTATACTTCCACGGACTCCGTTAGGAATCCACCGTACTATATTACATAAATAAAAATAAAAAAAGGATTAAAGTATTATAACATGAAAAAGTATCTTCGAAACAAACAACTATCATTTAAAACCAAAAAAGAAATCTTATAATTATTTATTCAACAACTTATTACTTGTTACATTTATATTGTATCATGGATTTTTGCCTTTTCAATACCCTCTTTTTTACACCTTTTTGTAAGTCTTTTCAAAGATTTCTTTCTTACATGGGTAGATTTCCCCGTCCACACCAGTGATAAGCATATCATCTTTTCCAAGTAACATATATCCCTCTAATGTTGGAATGATATAGTGATCATCATCCCATCTTTTGATAATATATCCATTGTATTCAAGTTCTATTGGTTTACCATGTCCATTTTTTATAAGTTCTTCATATGTGATTGCTTCTATCTCAACAGGTTTCTTTACATATTTAGCCATGTTTTCACTCCTTATTCTGCAATTAACCATTCGTTAGATAAGATATTATTAAGTGTGTATTCCACCATTTTTGTATCTCTAATATCTAATAAGTTTCCTTTTTCTCCGTTGTCCTTGTCTCTGCACTGCATCATAATAGTTTCTTTTTCTGTATCCCAATACCAGTACCCACCCCATGTGGGTAACTTAACCTTTGCACCTGTTTTCATTGCTTCTAATGCTTCTGCAAACGTCATACCGATTTCATCTACAACTAGCTGTACTTTATAGCCATCTTTATGTACGATTCCGTGTTCTCCATCTGCAATAGATGCAATCAGTTCTCCATCTTTTGTGATATTTAATTCTTCAAAAATTCTTCCATTAATTACCATTCTGTTCTCCTTAACATACTCTAATAATCTTGTTATTAACTCTCCTGCTGATTCTCTTTGCTGTAGACAGGCTTACGTTCATAAGCTCTGCACATTTATCCAGTGGTATATTCTTTGCCCGATACTCGAACAATGTTCTTTCAACATCTGTGAAGTTGCAATACGTACGGAACATATTTAGTTCGGGTACGGTAAAATCATATACTTTCAAAAGCAAACACCTCACTGTTTGTCGTGTGTTGTCAACGCATTTATCAGATCGTCTCTGGTTTTTTTTAGACCCTCGATGTTATTTCCTGTGATCTTGTTCTCAATCAAATTAAACATGCTTTTCATGACTAGGTTCATATCATCACGTTGATTATTAATAGCACTGTAGTCACTATTTAGCTTTTGTTTAATTTCTTTAATATCTGTCTCTATATGATCTATTCGATGTTTCATATCGTCCGTAGGCTTCTTGTAATGCTTATAGGCAGTATATAAGACTCCTATCGCACTACCAATTGTTATAATCCACCCACAGGCTACCATAATTTTGTTTATAGTATCCATTATTTACCTCGTGCATTGTTGTATCGTGTCGCTGCACCTCGTGCTGAGGATGCTTGACTCCTGTTCCAGTCTGACGTATTTAGTCGTTCGCTCTGCTTCTTAAGATTGTTCTCTTCGCAGTAATCATTGTAGGCTTTGTTCTGCTTCTGCAATAGTGCCGCCTTTTTCTGATACTCCATGTCAAGCTCGTGCTTTAAGGCTTCGTCCTTTGCATTATCCACAGCCGTTTTCATGCCGATTAACTGCCGTTTCGTCTTTCTGATACGTCTTTCAAGCTCTCTCTGTCGTTTCCGTTTTTCATATTCTTTGCGATTCTCTTCGCTGTCGTAGTCCTCAAACGGATTGTTTATTCCATCCCCCGGACCGTGGGAGTGCCGACAGTTTGCCCCATGGATTCCCTGCACGTTTCCCATACCGCAGACCGAAAAAGGCGGAAATCTTTGGTCATTACCGCTTTTGCTGTAAAACTTGCCTTGCCACCAGTAATGATTGGTTAAGTTGTCTCCACCGTCTCCAATTCTTGCTCCTAAATGTGCAGACGTGAGAATTATATCCCAGTTCATCTCGTCCATGCGTGCATCCGTGATCTCTCCTGCCATCTGACTTACACCAGTGCGGACCGCTCTTGTAGTTGCTGTTTCTATGCTGTCTCTGCGTCCACTTGGATAGGTTACGTCTGCCCCTTTGTCTATAATGTTATTAACAGCTTCTTTAACCGCTTGTGTGTACCCTGTCGTACCGCTTGCAGTCTGTGTATATGCTTTATCCACTGCCTTAATGTAATTATCATGGCAGGCATTCGGCATCGTGCCAGTAAAGTTATACATCTCTCCCTTGGTCTTTTCATAATTCCTTTGCAACAGTCTCTGTAGATAAGGACTTTCCCCGAGTGGTGTTGGTTCAAGACCTGCTTTCTTGTAGATTGTATCATCCCATTCAAGAGCCTTGATTCCTGCTTCTTTCATAGTGCGTGCGATCTCTGCAATACTTATCTTTGTCGTTTGTGCAATCTCTTTCTGTACCGCTTGCAAGATATACCCTGCATCCTGCAATACATCCATTTGCCACTTGTCAACAGGTGTGAAAAGGTAATCTTCCCCACGTCCTAGCCTTATCATCATTCGTTCGATAATGACAGATACTATCTTGTTATGTAGCTCTTCTGCTTGCTTCTCTGCCTTTTCTGGCACATACCAGAGATAGGTAGGTGTTAACATAATCCCACCTGCCTATTCTTCTGGGTCTTTTACCATTAGTGCCGCATCTAGCATCTTCCCAACTACTGCCGCATCCGCAGGCTTGCCCTCTTGCGATAATGTTTTGTCTGTTTCTGTACTGCCTGTAACTCCTTTTTTGCAGATGTTGTACAACAGATTTTCTTGTTTTGTAAATGGTTCGGGCAGTTTTACATCTTCGCCATTAAGGTATTCAAGGTATTTTTCAATCCTGTACTTTCCCATGCTTTCACTCCTCTCCGCTTGCACCGAATAAGTCTGGCTCTTTCGGTTGTGCTTCTTCTTCAAGTGCTTTTGCTTCTTCTTCACTGAATCCCTCAAATTTAACTAGATAGTACCAGAATGGAATCTTGTTGGAAGTAACATAGCTGTACCATCTCGCTCTATCTTCATCTTCGTTGTATGTAATGTCTCCAAAGTCATACACGGTTTCATACGGTCCACTTGGTGCTAATTGGTACAGATCAGCGAATATATTAAGTGCTGCAATCAGATCATCCATGCAGGCTTGTAATTTGTCTCTTACGTCCTTAACAAATTGTATCGTCCTCTGTTGCTCTGCTTCAACTCCTGTTGCTGTCTGGATGCCTGTTGTTTCGTTAAATACAAAGTATCCGTTAGAGAATCCGCATTTATAGCCAATCTGTGACAACAGGGCATTGATTCCTGTCAATCGTGTATCCGTGTTGAGACTTGGGTTTACCTCTTGATAGAATCCTTTAATGTCTGTGCTGTTTACATTCTTAACAAACTCTGGTAATCTCAACCGCTTCTTGCTTCTCTCGAATCCATCTTGAGTATTGTTTACCCTTGTACCAGTCTCCATTAACTTGTCGGAGTCTAGCAGCAACATTCTTCGGCTGTCGAATATCTCTGTTGCGTTCCTGCTGTATGCAGTGTCTAAATCTTTTAGCTCTTCTATTGCCTCATAAAAGATAGGCAATCCTAAACTACAATGCAAGTCTACATTGTTCGCCTGCGGTGTCCTAAGAACTGCATACAGACGTTGTCCGTTTAGGTTTGTAAGTCCTACATCTTCCAGTTCTCCCCTCCAAGGTGTCTCGTCTATGTCAATTGGCTTTCCTGTGTCGTTTGCATCCTTAGAAGCATAGCACCTGTTTGTGATCTGATATACGTCCTCGATGTACCTATGATACTCTAGTTTTGTGTAGTATGTCCTGCCATCACTGGAAATTTCACGGTGCACAAACACGATCCCTTGAATCTCTCCATTGCTTTCGTCTGTTACAATAAAGTTTTCTGGCGTGATCAAGTCCACACTTGAGCCGTTAGGCTTTAATACTACTGTACCGTATGCACAACCGTATTCTACATGGTGCCGTACCTGCTCTAGTTCTTTGTCTATCTGCTCCTGCAACCAATCAGCTCTTGCACTACCATCTATCTCTACGCCTATTGCAAGTGTGGCAAGGCGTGCTGTCTCCGAACACACCGCTTTTGCAAAGTTGATAGTCTTGATATGCTCGTCCTTGTCTAACCAGTACGGACTGCCCTTATAGATGTATGCACATTTTTCTATAGCTCTCTGCATCTCTTGACTGGTAACAGTATCAATCTTAAATTCGTCTCTTGCCTTTTGTCTAAAAAGGTTACTTAATATCTCTTTCATTCTACTAAATATACCCATCTATTCCACCGTCACAAGCTCGACATTTTTTATATTTGTTTTTATGTCTGCTTGCATTAGATCACTGTTTACGTTTATCTCTACAATTCCATGGTGCCATGCTATCTCTGTAATGTTATTTACATGTAACAGCACACTTCCGATTTTTACACATCTTACGTCTTTTAAATTTATCATTATTATGCGTTCTCTCCTCTCCTCATAATCACTCTGTTGTATGCATATCTCAACGAATCAATAGCATGATTGTCTCTGTCTGGGTATCCGCTTATTATATTACCGTCTTTGTCTCTATCATACTCATACGTTGTGATTTCTTTGTATGCGTATGGTGTTCTCCGTGGGTCAATCACAATCTTCCTACGTTGTAACCACTTCATGCCATATTCGACTGACCCTGGTCCCTTAACTGCTGCCTGTGCCACAAGTCCTAAATTCCTGTAGTCCTCTACAGATTTAGGCTCTGCACTATCACAAACGATCGCATAATCGTTATAGCCTTTTTTCTTTATCCAATCGGCTGTTTGCTCGTTTGACCGCTTATTTACACAATGTTCGTCTATAAAATAGATTGTTTCTCGTGCCGCATCGTAGTGCGTCCTTGTAAATGCGTACTTATCCGGATACCAACCCCAGTCGACACCTTGGTATATGCGGTCCATCTGTTCTATTTCTTCGTCTGTAATCTCTCTTACTTCTACATATTCAAATACTGCCCCACCGTTACCGTTAGCAATGCCCATGTATTCATGTTCATATGCTTCGGGTCTAATTTCTTTTAGGTGCTCCGCTTCTTCGATAAACGGTTTACCTAACCACTCTTTAGGTACGTCTAGATATGTGCTTCTTACAATCATTCTGTTGTCTTTTGGTTCTTGCAAATATTTATTTGCCCAGTTGTTAGCACTTTTCGGTGGGTTAAAACTCTTAAATATCCATGCTAAATCTCCACCACGAATAGCAGACTGCTCTATATTTCGTATCTCTTCGGGTCCTGCGAACTGGTCTAATTCTTCAAACCACACAATCGCTATGTATCCAAAATCTGGTGCTATCGACTTTATTTTTTCTTTATCGTCAGCACCACGAAAGAATATCTTTTGTCCTGTGTCTCTCATTGTAATTTCATAAGGCGAGCTTGTATATTTATAATCTTTTTCCGAGAACTCCTGTTTTGTTATTGCCCATTTGGTTTTAGCAAATACAGAATCTTTTACAGTGTTATATACTTTTCTTACAACAAGACAATGTATGTCATGATTGTTTCTCATCAACTCTGTAATAATGTTTGGGATTGTTGAGGATTTACCAGAACCACGTCCCCCCGGCAATACATATTCTGTATGTCTATGGTTTCGTACATCTCGAATCATCGGGTGGAACACATCGGGGATTATATCAAGGTCCATGTGGTACGTCTTATTCCTTAATGCTTCTTCTCTTGCTTTCTTCTCTTCCTCTTCCTTTGCCTGCACCGTTAAAGCCTTTTCTAAGTCGTTCATGGCTTTTAATTGATCTGGGAAGTCTGGAGTAAATCCAAAAGAATCTTGCAACGCACCAGTGGCGATCATTGACCGCCTTCGCTGTATGTCTGCAAGACTCATAATATCATAGCCATTTTCTTTATCTGTTTTGGCTTGTAGTTCTGCTATATATTCTTTCACTCCATGCTTTTCAATGATGTTCTTTTTTGCGTTCTTCGCTGTTGCAGGGGAGTATCCTGCTTCGATAGCGGCTTGATAATCATTCCCACCGTTTTTAATCCATGCATGAGCAAATGTTCTTTGCTTCTGTGTAAGTTCATTCCGCATTTATTTGCCCATTCCTTTCTCGTATACTTGCCCATATATCAGACAGGCATTTAATTATATCCACTTGTGAAGCTGTTCTTAGTATCTCATACCGTGTATCTCTCCAACCTTTTCTTGTATTCTCATATGCTTTTATAGACAGGATGTACATTGTTATCATTCGTTTCTGATCCTCTGAATAGAATTGTGTTGTGTCTAAGCTTATTACAAATCCGTTTGATACTATTGCTCTTTGTAGTTTTCGCATAATTCTATTTAGATTCATCTTCTCACATCCTTTCTTGGTTTATATATATTTAAACAGACCGTTAGGCAAGCGTCACATCTCTTGCATCTCTTTTAACCTATAGGGTGCGTGGTTGCAACGAAATTTACCACCTCTAACGATCTGTTATTTATTTCTTATATTCTTTTGTGCTTGGATTCCTGCTTTTATATTTGTCGCAGGTGCATAGATATGCGTTGTATATTCTGTCATACTTGCCTACGTTACACATATAGTAGTTCTTTGTATCACTTCCTAGTAGATACATACATTCAGCACAGCATATACTTCTATCTTCCATTCTGCACTTCCTCTCTATATCTGTAGCATACGCACATATGACTACACTTTATGTTTACCAGTACCACTTCTGTTTTGTTCTCTGGGATAGCTCTTCTCTTTGTTTCTGTCACGATCTCGCAATGTACGCAATCGTTACAGCAATTCTTTAGTTTGTTATTAATCAAAAAAGGCACCTCCCGACTATGGTTATTATCTAGTATAATTATACCATAGTGAGAAGTGCCTTTGTTTACACTCTTTTTATTCTCGATCTGGTTCCCAAGTGATCCCGAATTTTTTTTTATGTGCCTCGGCGTACTTGTCAAAAAATTCTTGATCAGACGAAAGGCTCAATTCATACGCCACGCTTTCTCTTAAATCTGCATCCATTGATTTTAGCGCTTCGTCAAAATCAATTTCTTTCCCATATTTGTTTTTTACATTCATCCGCGTACCTCCTTTATTATTGCTTACTTTGTTTCTATACTCGTCTCTTTCTTTCAACAGCGTGTCAAGATTTGTTTTCTCGCCACGATTAATCCGTGCCCTTGCGTTTCTGATCTGCGCTTGTTTGTGCCGGCAGTAATCACTGCAAGTGTTGCTTGCGACTTTGGATTGGAATTTTTTACCGCAGTATTCGCAAATTTTTTGTTTTTTGCTGTTCTTTTCCAACTTCTTCTTTGTCTGTTCTGTCTCTTTATTATAAGCACTTTTATATTCTTTTTGCAATAATAAGCCTGCTTCGTGCTGACATTTTTCCGAACAATATTTTTGACGTCCTGCAATTACAATATATTCTTTTCCGCACAGCTCGCACTTATCGACACTCCCAAGCTTCCTTTTAGCTGTCTTTCCTTGCCTGAATCTTTTTTGTGCTTCTCTTGTACGTATAACTCTACAATCTGGACAGTAAAACGCTCTAGGTCCACCGTTAAACTCTTTGCCGCACATCCTGCACACTCTGGTTCTCATTACATTAGATTTTCTTTTTTTGGCGCATTCGTCGCAATACAACTTGTCTGTACTACCATAAAAAGACTTGCCACAATCCAAGCAAGCCTTTTTTGTTCTATATTTCATTTTTAAAGCTCCTTTACAACTTCCCACCCGTCAATAGCTGCTGTCGTGTCTAGGTCTTCGATTGGTAGCCTTTTTATTAAAGGCCTTTCGAGTCTTACATCATCGTCTAATACATATCTATATTTTCTCGTATCGACTATTCTTTCCCACTTTACTCTTTCCCAAAATTCTTTTTTCATGACTTCAATCTCCTTTTCTTTCTTTGCTTATCTCCTTTAACTGTCTTTATCTTACCACATCTTTATCCCTTTGTAAAGTGATATTTATAGTTCTTTTAATTTTTTTTCGTCCTCTTCATCTCTTACATATTCCAATAGCTGCCCCGGTTGCATTTCTAAGATGTTACATACAGCATTTAAAGCCTTTAGCGTTATAGCTGTATCCTCGTTCTTTATCTTGTTTAATGTGTTTTGACTAAGTAAATTAGTAGTTTTAGCCTTATATGTAGTAAATCCTTTTCTTTGCAGTGCATCATATACATCAATTTTGTATTTTAACATTTTACATTACCTCCTATTTACTACATTATATATTATATAGTCTTTCCACGTCAAGAGAAATATTATCATAAAAAGTGACATTTTATATTGACATAACTTTTTAAAGTGATATAATAAAAGTAAATCAAGAGAACAAAGCAATCAGAAAAGGAGATAATAAGATGAAAGAATTAAGAAAAGAAATCGAAAAGTTAGTTGAAAATGAGGACTTCGTTTCTTATGAAGAGTTCATTTACGAACTGGAAGAAGAAAAAGAAGAAGTTAAAAAATATCTCGAATGGAGAGCAAACGGTGGGAAGATGAACACTGAAACACTTCCAGACGGATATGTAGAAGCTTGTAAAAAGATTTTAGGAGGGATTGAAAATGAATAAAGTAATCGCAAGACACAAATTTTGGTTACATCAAACAGAATGTAATATTTCCACAGCTTATGTGGAAGTATTACACGAATACCAAACCGTTGTAATGTATATGGATGATTTTGAAGAAATTGATTCTTATACAACTTACAGCAAGCAAGAAGCATTGAAGCTCCATGAGTCACTTGTTGAGCAGTGGAAAGATAGGCTTAATAAAAATCGTCTTGTCAAGGCTGATCGTGACAGTCTTGTAATACCTGCATAACATACACCACCCACCCCGGAGGTTACGAGGGTAGAAAAGGAGAACTAGCATGATTAAAATTGTACAGTGGTTAATGAGTTGCGGTTATACCGAAAAAGAAGCCGTTAAAGAAGCAAATTCAATGATTGAGCAAAATCGTTGGGATGGTGCTGAAATGTGTTCACGAGAATATGCAATAGAAATGATTTTGGAAGATTTGGGGTGTTTATATGAATAAAATATTATTATCAATCATACTTACAGCGATCATTACCGCAGGTATCACAGCAAACTACATTATCACGCATCAACAGGTAAGCGGTACAACTGGTAACTACAACATAGAGATTTTAGATCACAACTTTTCATACAGATAAAAGAAGCAGGGGTTAATCCTCTGCTTTTTCTTTTATATTTTCTAAACTTTCTTTCAGCATCTGTACGCACTCATTGAATCCGTCACGTTTACCGCATAGATACATATTGTAACCTCTGTAATCGTCCATAGATGGAATTAATGTACATAGAGTATATATGTCTTGTTTATTCATCTTTTCTCCTTTTCTAGCCGTTCACAGGTCTTTACAAGTGCATTTACTTCTTTACATTTTTCAAGATACATCTTGTCCATGTCTTTTATGTCCTGCGGTGTCAATCCTGTTTCTTTGTACTCAAGAAGTTCTTTCAATGCCATCACTGTTATTTTGTCCAATGGTGTTTCTACAATAGCTTTATGGGCACTCAGTGCGTTTCTGATAACATCAAGATTTAGATTCTCTGGTTCTTCAATCTCTTCCATTCTTTCAAACATCTCATACATCGTAACACCCAATGCTCCTGCTATAGTCATAAGATTAATGTGTTTTGGTTCTTTTTCCCCAAGTTCATATGCTTTAATATCAGTGACTGTATAACCGCATCTTTCAGCAAGTTCTTTTTGTGTCATTCCTTGTGCTTCTCTGGTTTTCTTTATTGCTTTAGCTGTACTAATCATTTTCTTCCCCTCCTGTTCCTGTTTAAAGCATTCCGTTTCATAAATTTTTCTTTTGATAACGACTTATAATAAGGATTTTTCCTTTTGATAACGTTCTTCTCTTCCTCGTTTTTTGCTTGAAACTCTTTGTAACCATCACATCTTGTGTGGCAATCCCAACTCCTGCCTGTTGCTTCTGTGCATCCTATACAAACACATTTCATAACATCACACTCCTTTTATATGCTTATTGAGTGGAAACGCATTAAAACTCGTTAAAAACGCATTGATAACGCATTAAAACTTGATCTCTATTCCTGTTTCGTTCTTAATCATGGATTGCAGGTCATGTACACTGACAAGACCTTTTTCGTAACATTCCTTTAGTTCGTTCATTTTATCAATCCATTTTCCAAGTCTGGCACCGCCAAATCCAAATTGGTCGTGTAGTGCCATCGTGCCCAATAAAAGAAATGCTGTATAACTGCTATGTATTAACTTATCTGCATCCCTGCGATTCTTAACCCTGCGTTGTTGTGCAGGTGCTTGTCTGTTATTAAAGTATTTACCGTTCATTTATATTACCTCTTTTCGTTCTTAAACAGCCTGCTCCTGTCTTTGGTTTTTTTCGGTGTGTTGTCTAATATTTCCTTGATAACAGCTTCTATTTCCTTTTTAGGCTCAATCTTATTAATATCTGGTCGTTCCCAAGCTCTTACACTGTTTACAAGTGCTAAAGATGGACTGTCATTTTCTTTTATCTTGTTATTCATTTATAACGCTCCTTTATAACTTGATAACCCTTTGTCCTCTGTCGTACTGACTGAGTATCTTATCTAATACAGCTACTGCATACTGTCTTGTTGTACATTTTTCAATCACGTATTCGTTGTCTATCATATTGCACCGTATTTCATATCCTTTATATGTTTTTGCAATATATAAACCAGTAGCCTGTTGTATATTTATAACCTTTGCATCACTAATTCTTATTAACACTCAAGTCCTCACTTTCTCCCCAGTCTAATTTATTCCCACACTCACAAACTTCTGTCCATTCCGCTACATAGCTTTTACATTTAGGACATCTGTATAACGCCACGTCTTTTCCTTTAAGGCTTTTGTGTCGTTCTCTTATCGGCAAACTGTGTAATATTTCTCCCATATGCTTATAATCTTCTAACGTCATTGTAATCGTATCTCTTGCTTTAGCGGACTGGCATAAGCCACTGCCTACCAGTCCTAAGATAATGCCGATGATAACAAGTAAGATTTTTAGTATCATTCTTCCATCTCCACTTCTTTATAGATATTCACTACGGTATCACTGACAACATTATCTTTTGTTAATTCAACCTTATATCCTTTATCTGTAATGTTTTTCACAAACTCTTTAAGTGGTAACACATCTTTCATTGCATCTGGATAATATATTTTTGTTGCTTTTTTTAAAACTTTTACCTGCTCCACTTTCTCTCCTACCTCACACGTATTTTGTGTTTCTTGGTTAATTTGAATCGTCTCAGTAATCCTTTCTATACACGATTTCAATTCATCTTCTGACATTCTTGAAAAATCTTTTCTTTTACAATTATGTACAAACTCACATGAACTGTCACATATATTTTTGTTGCAATAATCTTCTAACGTATCTATCATCTGTTCTCTTGTCATTCTCCCACCTCTAAATCTTTCGCAAGCTTGAATCCTGTTCTTCCAACATTTCTAAGATTTTCTTTAATTAGCGTCTTTTTCGGTGTCCTGTTTCTGTCGTACCAGTTCCAGTCGTTGTCCTCTCTTGCTTTTATCTTTGTTTCATAACTTTTCTCATACTGATATTCTTCTTTTGCCATCTCTAGGCAAGCGATCATGTAATCTATTTGTTTGATAACGTCCATGTTCTTTCTCCTTTACCACATAAGTTGTCCGTTTTCTGCTACTTTAAATTCTCTTTGCCCTGCAACATTCTTATCTTCTATCCACCACAGGAATACTTCTTCTCCAGATTCCCACTGTGTAGGAAGATTCTTTGCTTTTCTTGCTTCTAACATCCTGTCAAATGCTCTGATATAATTTAGTTTGAATGTTGGAAAGTCGTAAAATTCCTTTAATCTTCCTTTTCTGCCTGCCATTGGGCAACCGATGCATCCAACTCTTTTATATCCACATTGGTACAATTCATTAGTGCATATATGCTCTTGATCTATGTAGTTCCATATATCTTCCTCTTTCCAATCAACAATTGGATTTACAACCATCTTGTGCTTCTGCATGCACAATTCAGTGATTCTTCTTTTAGAATTGTTGTCATTGTTGAGCATTACAGAATCATCAAACGATTCCTTTGTTTTAACTGATGCCCCTATCTTTTCAAATTCTGATCGTGTGTGTTTCCTTTTTGTGCTTTCGTCCCATCTAACACCTGTTGCAATATATCTTCCATTGGCATTGTTTTCCTTAAGTTCTTGACAACAATATCTTACTAGCCGTGTAGGTGGCATAAGTTTCTTAGGAATGAGATTCCACATTGTGATTCTGGTTCCGTCTGGCTTCCTTGGATAGTTAATACTGCACTTTATCCCCCCCTCTTCCAATTTCTTGAAATTGTCACGGACGTGCCACACTGTTTGTGGTGCATCCGCTGTGGTGTGACTGTGCTGTACTTCAAAAGGAACTCCAGAACGTTTGAATAGCTCTAATAATACATCTGAATCCTTACCACCGCTGTATGTACAGATAAGTGGTTGTTTGTAATATTCAAGACTCATTTCTGATGCTGTTTTGATTCTTTCTATTGCTTTTTGTTCTAAGTCCATTGATACTCCTTTACTTCATTATGTTTCTAATCTTCAACATAATAATCACGTATAAATTCTTCGTAGCTCATAATACGTTTGCTGCAGTCCATACATCTCATTGTTTTGTTATAACTAAATAAATCTATGACTTCACTGCTTTCCATTTTTCCATCAAAGCTATATGTGTCAGTTCCATTTGCTTTAAACTTTGCAAACATTCCACGATCACTTCCACAGTATGGGCATTTTGTTATTTTCTGCATATCTCAACCCTCATTCCCTTTAATTCTCTCCTGATCATTTCTTGCAAAAAATCGTGGTAGCATTTGTCACACAAGAAGATTGTACGCTTCTGATCTGTGCCGAAAACGATTCTTTTCATTCCTTTATCTTCTGCAAAATCTTTTTCGCACTCTATACAACTGCCGTGTCTGTCTGAACCTTTTAATGTGTTTATATCAACTATTTTCATTGTTTTTCCTCCTTTACTTCATCATGCTTCTGTATGGCTCAAAGAAATCTTCTTTTCTTAACTCCATTTCACATTTAAGACAAATAAATTTGCTTTGTATTTTCATGTCAGAATTTATTTGAATATACTCTCTTCCAATATCTTCATTGAATAGCAAACTATTACAATATTTGCATCTTGCTACTGGCATTATTCTCTCCTTTCAATCGGCACGATCTTGCCTTTCTCATACCTGCAATATCTACCATCTTTGCTAATGTACGGAGACATAAACCCTGTACTTGTTCTGCCTGCTCCATCTTTAAAATACCAATAAACAATTCTTGTTGAGTTGTCATAAGATAAATTGTTGTTAATATCAATTAATACTGCACTCTGCTGTGTATCGCTTTCATCCTTGTATGTAGTACTTTTTTTCTCCTCGCAACCTACTAACATACAACTCATTATTGCCATTGTAATTACGATAAAATGTATTTTTTTCATAAGTTTTACCCCACATCCTTTTTATTCATCTTCTATAATTCTTGCCGGTGTGCTGCTTTTCTCGAAATCTTCACACTCGTAATCATCAACGACTACTTCTCCAAACTCACAGAGTAAATCTTTTTTCTCATATTCCTCTAACTTCTTTTTTGCTTCTTCTAAGCTGTCTGCTTCAATAGTTCCCTCGATGTGTCCATATCTTAAATGCCCAACAATATAATCTAATTCTTTTTCAAATTTAAATTTCATTTCTTTCTCCTTTACTGTCCATTCTCTCCCCTGCCGTTAATAGCAGGGGAAATCATGACTTATACAATAGCTATATTGTACTTATGCGTTGCGAGGATTCTTTTATTTAGTTGTCGTGTGGTATACAAAAATCCTGTGCAACAAGCCTTTTCTGGCTTGAGTCTCTGCCTAATAAAAAATGAAAAATAGAAGAATCTGGAAATACAAAAAACATTATTTACAGTTACTTAGGCAGAGAATCAAACCAGAAAAGTATTATTTAGTTTTTATTTCCAATAAACTGCACTGGATGTAACATGAATACCTCTAGGTTTCCTTTTGTTACGTTGCTTTTCTGCTTCAATTTCTTTTCTTACTTCATTCCCAAATTTTTCTGTCCAAAATGTAATCAAATACTCTGGAATCTTAAACATTTGTGAGCAAGATTTTGACGTGTTATTTTTTGTCAGTCTTGTCTTTACTACCATTTTTATGTATTCACGAGAATATGGGGCGTTTTCTTCTTTGTCTTCATCTAAGTTCTGTTTTTTCCATTTAAAGAGGGTGGATGAATCAATGCCGTATTCTTTCGCAACACTCTTTACCTCATGTCTTGCGTTACTTTCCGCAACAACTTTTCTTTTAAATTCTGTTGTGAATTTCTTATACCCCATCTTTTTCCACCACCTTTCTGTAGATTGCCACGTTTCTGTCTGTTAGGCTGTCGTGTCGTTTACCGCATACCTCAATACGTCCGTCCTGCACTAACTCCGTTAGCCGTGGTTGTACCTGCTGCCTTGTCGGTTCTAATACTTTTTTGTGCTTATACAATACCGTTGCGATCTCTCGTGCTGTCATAGCTTCGTATTCAAGCTGTTCAAGAATTAAGATATGTATTGCTTCTTTATTAATCTTTTTGTAGGATTCTCTTCTGGTCTGCTTGGTAATGGAATGGCTTCTAAGTGCTGTTTCATTACCAAAAAAACTCATTTGATACATTTTCCATCACTCCTTTTTCCTTACTCTAATTGCTTATGTAGTAACTGCATTTCTAAATCATCAAAGTCATAGTCTCTCTCGCAGGATAAAACACTTGCAGGATTCCGCTGTGACTTCGGTTCTGGTGGTTTTTCGTAGTTCTCGTCCAGATAATCCACGTAACCGCTGTTAAAGAATGTCGAACCGTTCTGTGGTTTTCTCCAATTACTGTCCTTAGATAAATCATCCAGATACCTTTTCAAAGCTCTTTCTATTTTTTCTTCTCCTATCTCATACAGAGTCTTTTTCTTTGTGTCGGATACCTGTCCTTTACCACGTTTATTCGGGTACTGTTTCCAGAGTCTTTCAAAACATTCATTGATTGCTTTTTTCTTTGCGTTTTCGTCTTTTTGTTCCATTTTTCGTTCCACTGGTTGTTCCATTTTTGTTCCATTTTCAACCACCGTGTTTTCCTCGGTAGTTGTTTCTGCAACTTGTCCACAATCTATGTACTTCTGATACTCATTTACTGTGTATATCGTGTATTTATTTGTACTTTTTGTGGATATGTACCCAGTGTCTTTTAGCTTCTTAAGTGCTGTTCGGACCTGTGATTCTGTTAATCCTGTTTCTGCACTGATTCTTGTTATAGAAGAAACAAATTGTCCTGCCTTTATCTCTCTTCCGCAGTATCTTATATTTTGTGTATTTGTATGTAATAGGCAATGAGTAAATAATCTAAACACATTTGTGCTTTCATACCATTCCCAGTCTGTATTTATGTTTATTTGCATCATTGCCCTCCTGCTTAATATTTGTCTCCGTCTTCGTAGATTGTTATCTCGATTCTTGGATTCTTTGCATCGACCTTTATCCAGTTAACGATACCCTCTACCTGTTTCTGACCATCGTTTGGGAACACTCCTGTTTCTACCAAGCTATCTAATATGTACTTAATAGCCGAAAAGACATTGTCTGGATCACGTCTTTTATTCTTTTCATACCACTTAATTTCCAGAATCACTGGAAATTTTATGTGTTTTTTCTTTAGCCATTGTGGTATGTATGCCTTGCAAATTTTTTGATTGTTTTTTTTGCATCTGGCACCTTTGTAGGGATTGGTCCTGTTTGCATAAATAAAAGTGTTAAGTCCGTCAAGTCTTCCTTGGATTGTGTATGTTACAGCCATGATTTCCCAAACTCCTTTCTGAACTCTTCCCTGCTACCGATATGCTCTTCATAATATGTTTGAGCCATCGTCTTAAGCTTTGTATCTATGTCTCCATTTTTTCTGTTAAAATGTACACCGTTCGGATGAAAGTCTGGTCTTAGTGGTACGACAAATCCATATTTTTCACTTTTCTTCCTATTAGAACCACCGAAAATATGATGTCTTTCCACTATGTAAGAACCTGTGTAAATGCAACAGTCCATATTTTCTGTAAATACACTAGTTAGCTTTTTCAAGTTTTACTCTCCACCTTTCTTCCATTTCTTTTATCTCCTGCGGTGTTGCTGTCTCAATTCCAAGCTCTTTTGCTTCTGCAACAGTTCCTTTTATCAGTTCAGACATTTCCTTTGTGTCGTATGTATGACTCCCACGCATTACCAGATTGATTCTGAACAACTTGCCTGCCTTATTGGTAGTTGTACTGGCTGTCGGTTGTAGATGGCAAAACTCAAGGTCGTACACTTCTATGTCGTTATCCAACGGAAGCGATACAAGAGAACCATTTATAATCTCATGCTGTCCGTACTCTGCTATGAGTTTGTTCTTTATATATACCTTGCTGTTGTCTGTTACTTCTGCAATCTTCCCAACCAATACATGAAAGTATGCATTGGCATCTAAACTCCTGCCCTCACGGTACTGAACAACCTTAAGCCGACATTCTTTATCTTTCAGTCGGTCATATTCCCCTCGTATGTCTTTTTCACACACAAGGGAAATAACCTGCTTGCCACTTTCAAAATCAATGGATATATCATGGATTTTGGCTTTAGTTTCCATCTAATCAGCTCCAAATCTTTCTTACGTTAGCCTTGTCTTTGTTGGCTACAATGTACTGATATTCTCCCTCGGTAATTTCTGAAATATCTTTATGATGATAAGATGTAAGAATCTTGTTAATATCAAATGCCATTTCATCACACAGGCTCAAAAGTGTGTCCTGTTTGATTTTTGAAATCTTCATACCTCTTATTGCTTCTGCGTTGTTATCATCTGTCTGCTTGTCCGCTCTTGCTTTGCGTTCTTTTTGATTTTCGTCCGTATCAGCATCTTTTGTATCATCCAGTAAGAAGATTCCATTTAAGGCATACTTACGTGCATAAGATGATGCCGTTCCTGTTATCTGAGAATCATCCATTCCTTTTTTATTAAGTGCTTCTCTTGCAAGTGCTGTTGTTACTACACTTGCTTCTGTTTCAATGTCCTGCACCTTTACCGTTGCTTTTACATAAACACGATCGCCAACGGCTATTACATCATCTGTTATGTACATCGCAAGCTTCTGTTCTTCCAAAAGTGGTTTCACAGCTTCTAAGATTCCCTCTGCGTTGCGGTACATATACCCACCGAATGAGTTTCTTAGATTTTTCGGTGCTTTTAATGTTGTCTGAATCTTCATCATCTTTTCATGTATTGTCATGTTATCTATCTCCCCTCTGGTTCATATTCTCCGTTATACGGAATGACATTTCCCTGCTCGTCACACTCTTTGTCACTGCATACATCATCAAAAAATGCTTCTCTAAGTTTTAAGAGTTCATCCATATTGTTTTCCAGTACATCCCACATATAGTCGATGAACCACTCTCTATCTTCTTCATTTCCTTTTATTCTCTTTTGGATATAATCGTCTGCATCTTCCATTGGGATTACTTCGCCATATTCGTTTGTGTATCCTGTTACGATCATTCCTGCTCACTCCCTGCCTCTCTTAGAATCTCTTCTACATCAAATTCCTTTTCCTGTTGTTCTTGTGTTTCTTCTTCCTCATTTCCTGCGATCGTGCGTAACAGCTCTCCTACACTTGTTATACACGCAATATTTTCCAGTGCCGTTGTAAAACTAGGATGTTCCTGCATTCTTTCATCACTACATTGATTCATACTGTCACTTAACTCTTCTTTGTTAGCTTCCCATTCTTCTCTGCCTGCGAAAAGTTTTATAATCATTCTGCTATAGAAGTCTGTCATTGCTGTTGCGATATTTCTATCTGCTTCTTTGTTTTCTTCTTTTGTAAACATCGGGTCGTTAGTTGATTTAATTGCATCAACGATAATATTTTTAACCGCATCTTTGAACTCTTTTTTTGTAATAATCATTGTCACATTCTCCTTTTCCTGCTATACTGTTGTTATACATTTTTTGTTAAGCACTTTAGACCTGCACGTCTGGGTGCTTTTTTTATTTCCATCCTTTACGCTCCATTTCGATTTCTGCCAGACCTGCGATTGTACAGACTGCCATGAATACAAACGGTGTGATTCCTAGACCTGTTAAAGCAAGTCCTAAAACCATAATTGCTGTCCCTGTTCTCATATCATTTCTCCTCTCAATGCTCTGTTTTCTTCTCTTTGTTTCCTTGCTCTCCATTTCTCAAACAACTCAGTGTCAAAGAAGATTGGAGAATTTTTCTTAGCACCTTTTTGTGCAAAGTCTTGTCCACGTTCCCGATAAGCTTCATCCAGAAACGACCTCGGGAACCCCATTTTCACAAGTTCTCCCATCTTCATAACTGGTTTCGGGTACTCCATGTTTACCTCACTTTCTGCGGATTCTGTACCGCTTTCTCTTCTTTTTTGGAGTTTTACGATTTCTGCGAATTGCTAATTTCTTCGCCTTACCGTATTTTCTCTCTCTAATTCTCTGACCCATTGTTAACATCTCCATTAACGTCTGTCTTGTAGGTGTTTACTCTGCTCCCATCTTGACTAACATAATCGTATTGATTAAACATATATATCCACACTCCGTTAGTCCCAACCAATGTTAGAAATGTTATCAACCAGATTATGAACCACCGTTTGGCTGTCCTTTTACTCTGCTCTATAACCTCTGTAGCGAATAACTCTTCTATCTCTGACCACGTTTTGTCTTTTTCTTCCATAAGTCCTGCACCTCTTTCTTGCGGTTCTTGGAAGATTGTGTTATAATCTTCTTGTTTCCGCTAGGCTAGTTAGTGGTTACATTCGCCCTGTGTGGTAGTTCCAGTACCGCATGGGGCATTTTTATTTCTTTCGTTCTTCTCTTCTCTTTTTACTTCTGTAGTCGTCGATTAATACAGCTATGATTTCAAGTGCAATTACTCCTACAGCTCCTACAAATATTCCTAATTGAAATGGTGGTATATACATTTCTGTACTCCTTTCTGTGTTATAATCTCCTTAGGAGGTATACTATGTCTAAAAATCCTTTACCACATCTTGATAAACCAGATGAAGAAACCATTGATAAAATGAAATCTTCTGACTATTCCAAAAATCAAAAGGTTCAAGATGCTATTAATTCATCCATTTCCACTGACAGCAAAAGGAAATATCAGCAGAAATTTAATTGGTTTTCTAAACATTGGTTAGAGTTGCTATCTGTCTTAATTGCTTTAATAGCTCTTATCGTCAGTCTATTTAAGTAGCAATCTCACAATCGTAAGTACCAATGCTGTACAAGAAAGCACAAAAGATATTCTTGTAATCAATGGGTACTCTGACCATGCTCTCATTTTTTTATGAGAATATCTTTTCTTCACTACTCACTCTCCTCTAAAAAATAATCTACTGTCACACCAAAGTAATCAGCTAATGTTTTAATGCTTTTTAAACCTGGTTTGATTCTTCCTGCTTTCCAGTCTGAAAAAAGCGAACTTGTCATTCCTGTATCTTTTGATACTCGGTAATCCGTAATACCTTTTTCATCTCTTAGTTTACAATATCTTTCATAAACCAAATTTTTCACTCCTTTCTAAGTTAAAACTATTGATTTTATCTCGGTTTAGTGATATATTGTGTTTAACGAATTATTTATCACTTGATTCCACGAGTCACTCGCCAAACCGACTCGTTTTACCTCGCTCATCCGAGCTACAAGTGTATATTAGCACGTTTTGACGAGGTAGTCAAGGGTTTTATTTCGTTGTGTCGAATTATTTTTATAAAAAGGGGCAACGCTATGTATGAAATTTTTGAAAAATTGTTGAAAAGACGTGGCATAACAGCCTATCGTTTTTGTAAAGACACAGGGGTTTCAACCTCTACTATCAGTACTTGGAAAAAGAAAAATTCCAAAATAGGTATGGATTTAGCAGAAACGATTTCAAATTATTTCGGGGTATCAATTGATTACCTCATGACAGGAAAGGAGGAGGATAAAAAAGAAAAAGATAACCGTGTAATAGACATCAAAGACGAACTAGAGAGAATGAGAGATTTACTTAAAAACAGGACTAGACACCCTATCTACTACGATGGGGAAAAACTTGATGATGAATCTCTTGACGCAATATTAGCTCAATATGAAATGTCACTTATATATCTTAAACAGAAAAATAAGTGAAGAAAGGATATGAATGTATGAATCATAATCAAATTAAATCTATTGTATACAATTTGATTAAAAAATACGAAACCAGAAACCCCGTTAGGCTTGCAAAAGAATTAGACATAATCATCCAGATCGGGGACTTAAAAAAAATATCTGGTTGCTATTTAAAGATTCACGAAAGAGATTTTATTTACATAAACGAAAAATTATTAGACAACGAAAAAAAGTATCACGAGGTCTTAGCTCATGAGTTAGGTCATGCAGTCCTGCACAAAGAAGATTTTTATTTCTTCTCATTCGGCAAGAACTGTTATGAGAACTCTATCGAACAAGAAGCACAGACATTTGCTTCTGAACTTTTGATACCAGACGAAGTGATACTTGAACACAAAGATTATACAAAAGAGCAACTTGCAATGCTGACAGGATACACCCCACAGCTAATTGCATTTAAACAGCTCTAAACTTTTTCTTTTTTTGTTTTATTTTTTTCTTTTTAATTAAATATAAATATATTATTTATTATAATACTATATAGGTTATATATAACTATAGTCTTTAGATACTATATATTTATATAAAAGAAAATAAAAATACACTAAAAACATTGTTTTGTCAATCACAAATTTAAAAAACTTTTTGCATGGTGCTGAAAACCGCATAAAACCGTGGTTTCTTGGACTTTAAAAAAAGGAAATGCATAGTTGATTGATGTTTGCCTGCGATTTGCCTGTCATTTGCCTGCGATGCAACTATGCAAAAAGTCTTACAAACCGCATAAAACCGTGGGTTCTAGCCTGCGATTTGCCTGCGATTGTGGTTGCCACCTTGCCTGTGATTGTTATAAAAAGGAGGGTTTTTACATGGCATTAATAACTTGTACTGAATGTGGGAAAGAGTTCTCTGAAAAAGCTTCTGCTTGTCCAAATTGCGGATGCCCAACAGAGGAAATCTTAAAAGAATTAGCTACTGTTTCTACTGCTGATAATGAAGTTCCGCAGTATGAAATTGATGAAAAAACGATTGAGATTGCTATAGAAAAAGGTATTGTTAATGAATCTAGTGATTTAATTATCACAGCAGGTAAATATACAGATAGTGGTTTTCTTTCTACACTAACACATATACTTTATGTAGCAAAAGACAGCTTCTATTTATGCCGTTTTGATAAGGCAGAAGAGAATCCAAAAGAAGATATTATTGTCAAACTTGATTATACAAATGATGCTATTAATCAGTTAACTTATGATTATGAAATGCGTAAATTTAACGGTAATTTTGGTTTTAATGCAAGTAAAATCAAAGCGGATAAAGACAGGTCTAGGGATGCTTACTATGAGATTTTGAAAAAGGTAGACAGCAAAAAAGCCGAAGATTTTTATAAAATATTTTATCTTGATGCACCATATTGTCCTAAATGCCACAGCCTAAACATAGGATATGAGTTTGTACAGGATTCCGCTAAAACTAAAGGTAAAGCCGAAGTGAGAAAGAAAAGTGTCGTTACTCGTGCAGGTAACAGTCTGGGGCGTAAAGCCATGATCGGCATGACCTTTGGTGCATGGGCATTAACACCTAAGAAATCTAAATACAAAGAAACAAAGAAATCCAAGACAGATATTAATAGCAAACAAATGGCAATTTGCCAAGACTGCGGTAAATCTTGGGAAGTTAAATAACAATAAAAAAAGACCGCACCCACAGCCCATGGGTACAGTCTCCAAAAACATTGGTGCTGTTTTTGATAAGAAAGTTTCGCCAATTACTATTGTATCATTAACAGCACGGTCATGCAAGGGTGTAAAAAAGAGCCACCGTGAAGACTAATAAGAATCGGTAACTCCTTTTTCCATAACATCGTTGGATTATAAAATATTAAATTATAGAAAGTTCATTTATATTGTAACACATCTATGTTATTTTTCAATCTTTTTAAAAACCACTCTTGCATGGCTGTTATTTTTGTACCAATTTTTAACTAATTTATAACTAAGGAGTGATACAATGGCAACAGCTAAATTTAAAAAAGGTAAAGACGGTTACTATTCCACTAACGTATGGGATGGCACATACAAGGATAATGGGAAGAAGAGATATAAACACCTGCGGTCCAAGAAAAGCTCAAAGGATTTAGAAAGAATCGTAAAGGAGTTTGAGCAACTAAGGGACCAACGGCAGGCAATGATTGACTCTGATATACTATTTATTGATTATGCTAGACAATGGAAAGTCTTATATAAAGAATCTAACAGAGCTAACAATACAAATAAAATGTATGACAATGTAATTAATGTCCATTTTGACAGCATTAAATACGTTAAGCTACAAGATGTACAGCGAAGCCACTTACAATTGATTCTGAACGGTGCTAAAGGCAAGCCACGGACACAACAACAAATAGTTATGACATTTAAGCAGGTCCTGCACTCTGCTGTTTGCGATCGCATTTATTCCGCACAATCATTCGCAGATATATTTGACAACTTTGAATCTATAAGTTACAAAGCGAAAGAAAAACGTCCTTTGACACAAAACGAACAGAGAGCCGTTTTTAAGGCAGATTTTAATTTAATGGATAAAATATATGTCTATATCATTTACGGCTGTGGATTGCGGTGTGGAGAAACCTTAGCACTAACAGAAGCAGACTTTGACCTAGAAGCACATACGGTATCTATTGACAAATCACACGACATATCAGACAACATACCAAAGAAAAAAACAGTGAAAAACATACAGAACGGAGAAAGAACATTACCGTTACCGGATAACGTATTCGATACAATCTCTAGTTACATAAAACAACTTAGAAAAGATGGTAGGAAATACTTATTCATAAATCGTGATTACAAGCCTATGACAAAATCTGGTTTCCGCAGAATGTGGGGTAGAATCATAAAAGCAATGCAGGCAGTCAGCGAAAGTCCTATTGAGGATTTAACAAGCCACATCTTCCGTCACAACTACTGTACAAACTTATGCTACCAGTTCCCTAAGATTAGCATAAAGATGATTGCAAGGCTTGTAGGGGATTCTGAAAAGGTCGTTCTGGAAGTATATAATCACTTAATGTTAGAAAAAGAAGATAGTATATCCGCTGTAAATGATGCTTTAAATTTGGAACAAAAAGTGGAACAACCTATGGAACGAAAAATGGAACAACTAAATGAAATGGTATCTTAGATTTCTGGAATACGGATGGAACATGGAACACGGATGGAACAAATACTTCCTTAAACTTTAGATACTTTCGTTTACTTTTAAGGGTATGACATATCTAAAAATCATACCCTTAAAAACCGCATAAATACAAGAAAAGCACGGTATTTAGCCATTTGGCAACCGTGCTTTTTAAAGTGAGCGTGCGGGGATTCGAACCCCGGACAACTTGATTAAAAGTCAAGTGCTC